AGACCATTTTTTAGGACATTGAGTAAACATTGATAATTGAGAATATGAGATATTTTTTTCAACACCAAAATTAACGGGTGTTGGGGGATTTTCTCTTATATCTCTAACTATTACAGGTAATTTTTTTTTAGCCAAAACTATGTATTTTATTGACGTAAATATACGAAAATATTATTGAGTATCCTAATTATTTATACCAAACATTGTCTGGATGGTACATTAAAAAGTCTGAGGATGTTGACGATTTATCGTCTCTTTCTAAATAACTATCTAACATTTTATATCCTAATCCTTCTAGATATTTAATTGAATCTCCTTCACCTAAAGGTTGACCATGATCTTCTAACCATACTAAAGGTTTATCTCTTAATAATAATTCTTTAGCACCTTCAAAAGCTGAATATTCATGACCTTCAATATCAATTTTAATAAATTTGACAGGCTCTGGGAATTTAATGGTATCTAAAGCTATAACAAAATTAGAGTAAGGTTTAGTAAAGCAATTTTCATCCGGATTTACTACCATTACAGATCCACAATTTTTAGAATATTCATTTCCAAAGTGAACCATAGAATTTCCACTTCCAACTCCTAAAGAAAAACTATGAACATTTTGAAGATTTTCAACATTTACTCTTAATAATTCATAATTAGGAGGATACGGTTCAAAACCCCATATTTTTAAATTAGGGAAATGGTGGTGAAATTGTATACAATGTCCTCCAATATTAGCTCCTATATCTAACATTAATCCTTCTTTTGGAAAGTGTTGTTTCCATTTATCAAATACTTCATATTCCCAAAAATTGTTGTACTTAACAATTTCATCTGAAATGCATTCAGGTGCTTCAAATATTACCATAGGACACCCTTTTATACTAACTAATCTTGTATTTCTAGCCATGTTATTTTTTCCACTTATCGCGGCCTACTAATAGACCAATTATACCGTAATTTGCTATATCAATGAATGTATCTTCCATTCCTTCACCTTTTACAAAATTTCTTCCATTAACTAAAAGATTTTTCAAACGTGATATTTTATCTGTAAGTCTAATAGCTAAACCTGTTAATGAAAACTTTTTATCATCATTATTATTTAATATGTCACCACCTAAGGCAATATTGTTTAAACCATAATCCATATGTTTACGAGCAAACATTTCATACATTTCTGCTTGAATTCTAATAAACTCATCAGATAGTTCAGGATACTCACTTTGAAATATCTCTATAGTATTTGTTGTTTCCGTAGTAATTGTAGATTTTTCTGCAGACTTTTGGTCATAATATTTTTCTACTGTACTTCCCATTATATTACTGTTTTGTTGTTAAAGTAAATTTTTAAAGTATTAAGTCGATCATCAGCATCTACTAATTTTATAAGTGCTTCTTCAGCATTTTTATAAAAATCTTCTGTTGAATGGTCTCCAATACCTGTTGCTTTGTTTCCTAATAAATCTAGTGATAATAATGCTTTAGCTCTATCAGCTTCAGCTGATGTTTTAAGCATATTAAATAGTTCTGTTGTCATGTTTTAAATAATTTAGTTATTTCCTTTTTTTCTATTCCTATAGATTTAAGGATATTTTTAACTTCATCCTTACCTATAACATCAATATAATCATCTGCTTCGTGGGATCCAACTTCAAAATAATTAGCTATTACTTCAACTAATTCTTTATTTTTACCCTTAACTCCAGATTTAATATACTTATTCCATACTTTTTTTCTAGGAATCATATTACAATAAAAATTATAAATTCCTATTTTATCTGTAGGTAAGAATCTTTGTGCCATGTTAGATATTTCTATATTATTCTTCCCCATAGACATAAATCTATGAACCATGTAAGAATTCCAGCTATCCCAATCCTCAGATGAGAATTGAGATGCTGGTGTTTTCTTAACGGTTATTTCATCTAACCAATCCCAAAGCTTCATTAGGCAAGTGTATAATCTTTATACTCTTCTCTAAGTTCAGCTGGTACTGTTGATTCAAGTATTTTACCGGTTGAAGGATCAAAAAATACTGGAATTGGCATTAATGCATCTTCATCAGCACCTACTACAAATTTGGATACTTTACGAAGTAATACTCCTTGTTGAAAAACTACCCCACCTTCTGGGGTTTGGATAATTGTAGTGTTTTTAACATCTACATTCATTTGTTGTTGTTGTTCTGCCATTTTACTTTTTTTTATTATTACTATTTTGTTTAAAATCTATTATAAATCCAATCGCTACTAAAATATTTAAACCTACACTAGCGATTATTTCATGTAAGTCTTGATATGTATTCAAAGATAAATGAACGTGTCCAATCATCCAAAATGGAATAGCCATCTGTTGACTATACCAAATAAGAGCAAATTCAATAAATCTTTTCATTCTTTTTTAATCTACACTCAGGACTCCAATAAGTTTTAATGTCCTTATCAAAATATGATTCAGCATTTTTTATAGGTCCTTTAATTTCTACAGGGTTTGTTATTATGTCAAAGTTTTCATTTAATATTTGTTGGGTTAAAGGGTTTAACTTTTTATCTGATGTTCTTGGGTTATTAAAAAATGAATAAATACCTCCCTCTTTTAAAATTCTACTAGCATACGCATCAAATAAGAATTGGTCTTCATTCCAAGTATCAAAATAAATACCATCAAATTTTGGTAAATCTTCTAATACTTCCTGCCATGTTTTAAAAATAACATTTACATTAGGTTTATCTAACCATCCATCTTTTACTATTTTATTATAAACGTCAGGATGAGATTCTATAATCCAATGTGAATTTGGGTTATAAGATTGAATATAATTATCAATTATACCTAATCCAAAACCTACATTAAGAATATCACCACCATTTTTACAAATAATACTAGCATCATGTTCCATAATATCTCTTTCCCACTCCATCATAACAGGTAAACCTTTACTATCTAGTAAATCTCCTTGTTTTGTGTATGTAAGTTTTTCGTTATGGTATTCTTTGTTGGGGTACATTATAAAGTAATCAGTTGGTTTATTAAGGCCATACAATTAATTTCTTTATCAATTCTAAAGTTAGATTGGTATGAATATTCATTAACATAATAAGCTACCATCCCTTCTTTACCAGGGGCAAATTTGTTAGCATTATCATAAAGATAACGATATAGTTCTTCAAAATCTTGAACATTAGCATCTGCTATAATTTGTCTAATACCTTTCCATGATTTTTTACCTGATAGTTCACTAACTACTTCAGACATATAGTTAGATGATACTAATATAGATTTATCAATCTTTAATTCATTATCTTGAGTTGATAACTGAATTGTATTAAGACATTTACGTAAATCTGGGTAGAATTGATTAACTATTATTGCTAAATCATTTACAGTCTGATATTTAATATTTTCTTTTTCAGTAATTTTTTGTAAATGTCTAACAACATCTACTTTACTAGGTGGTACAATTTTTAGGGTTTGACACCTTGATTGTAACGGATCAATAATACGTTCTACATAATTACAAGTTAAGATAAACCTAGTAGTACGCGAAAACGTTTCAATAACATTACGGAGAGAAGCTTGCGCTTGTATAGTAAGAAAATCAGCTTCATCCAAAATGACCACTTTAAGTGGTTTAAAACTAGCTGATGACGCAAACCCTGACACTTTATCTCTAATCGTTTCAATACCACGTTCATCTGAGGCATTAATATAAAGATGCTCACAATCAAGGTTTTTAACAATAAGTTTAGCAAGAGTTGTTTTTCCTGTTCCTGCAGGCCCATAAAAAATTAGATTTTGAATATCATTTTGTCCTAGATATTGTTTAATACTTTTTTTAATATGTTCATTCCCAACATAATTTTCTAAATTAATGGGGCGATACTTTTCTACTAATAAACTATGATTCTTATTCATACGTGAATATAATAACTTTTATTTAAAAAACCAAATTTAAACTCCCTGTCTAAATTCTCCATACATTCCATAGACTTTTGGTGCTTCTTTTTTAACCTCAATTTCTGATGATTGGATAGCATATAATTTACTATTCATAGGATCTAATCTAAAAGCTCCATTAAAATTTGTTTGATGGAAAAATGCTTCTAAGGCATCTGTTAAAGTATTAAAAACTTCTTTAGTTGGATCACCAACTAGAGACCACCTGTCTCCAGGAGGTACTCTAGTAGCAATCAACTCATTGTGTTCAACAACTTTCTTTTCCATAGTTTAAAATTGTCCGTTTCCGTCTGGGGTTGGAGATTTTTGGTCAGCATGATCAACAACTACACATTCAGTTAGTAGAATAGTACCTGCAACGGATGCTGCATTTTGTAGTGCTGTGATTGTAACTTTAGAAGGATCAATAATACCTGCTTCTTCCATATTTACAACTTCATCAGTTTTAACATTATAACCTGCCCAATATCCATCACCAGACTCAATTAATTTATTAGCAATAATTTCTCCTTCAGTTTTGGTTTTACCAGCGTTAACTAAGATTTGAGTAAATGGTTTTCTACATGCTTCTTTTACAATTTTTTCACCTATACTATTACCATTTAAACCATTAGAGGCATATAATAGTGTTGATCCTCCTCCTGGTACTACTCCAGCTTCTAATGCTGCTTTAGTAGCATGAAGTGCATCATCAACTCTATCTTTCTTTTCTCTTGCTTCAGTTTCAGTAAAACCACCTACATGAATAATAGATACCCCACCAATCATTTTTGCTAATCGATTTTGCAAATGTTCAATAATATAAGGTGTATCTTCTTTATCAATTTGAGATTGTAATTCAGATACTCTAGCTTCAATATCTTCAGCTGCTCCTTTACCATCTACAATTGTAGTTTGTTCTTTAGTAATAGTAACAGTACGAGCTTCTCCAAACCAATCATATGAAAACTTATCAAGTTTCATACCTTTATCTTTATCAAAAACAGTACCCCCAGTTAAGGTAGCAATATCTTCTAGTGTTAGCTTTTTTCTATCTCCAAAATCAGGAGCTTTAATAGCACATACTTTAAGTATTCCTCTTGCTTTATTGACAATTAATGTAGCTAATGCTTCACCATCAATATCATCAGTAATAAGTAATAATGATCTATTTTGGTTAGAAACGCTTTCTAAAATTGGAAGTAATTCTTTTACTTGTGTGAATTTATGGTCAGCAATTAGAACAAATGGGTTATCTAGTGTACAAGACATATCTGAGTTGTTTGTAACAAAGAAATGTGATTTATAACCTCTGTCAAATTGCATTCCTTCTACAGTTTCAAGATAAGTATCTCCAGATTTTGATTCTTCAATATGGACTACTCCATCCTGTCCTACTTTTTCAATTGCTGTTGCTATAAGTTTTCCAATTTCAATATCATTATTTGCTGATATTGTTGCAATTTGTTGGAGTTGTTCTTCACTTGAAATTTCTTTACTAATGTTATTTTGAATAACAGAAACAACTTCTTTAACTGCATTTTCAATTTCTCTTTTAATCTCAACAGCATTTTCACCATTGTTAAGAGATGATAATCCTGCTTTGACTAATTCACGTGCTAGTAAAGTTGATGTTGTTGTACCATCTCCAGCTTTATCTGCTGTTTTAATAGCAGCTGTCTTGACCATTTGAGCCCCTAAATTTGGAATTAAACCATCCACAGTAATGTTTTTGGCTACAGTAACCCCATCTTTAGTGTGTGTTGGAGGAGCAACTGCTCCATAACCCTGATTGTCAATTAATACATTTCTACCATTAGGTCCTAAAGTACAGACAACAGCATCTGCTAAAGTATTAATACCTTCCATTAATTCAGCCCTTGCTTCCGGACCAAATTTGATTTCTTTTTTATAATCCATTCCCATTTTTTTATTATTATTTGTTAATTTTTGCTAAAATTTGATTTTCAGGCCCAACCCAATATTCTTCACCATCATATGGCAATTTAGTAAAACCTTGTGTAGGTAATACTACAACATCTCCTACTTTAGTGATTGTTGGGTTAAATTTTCCCATTAATGTGTTTTGGCCGGGTCCTACAGCTATAACCTCTCCTGTTTGGTTTTTATCATTCCCCATATCTGGGACAATGATATTACCATGTTGTGTTTCTTCTGCTTCTATTGGTTTTACAATAACAGCATTAAATAGTGCTTCTAATTTCATTATAATTGTTTTTGTGTTAAAATTTCTGTAATTTCATTTTGTAACTGTTCCCATCGTTCAATATAATCCTTGATACTTGTATACTCTTCTGTTTCATTATGAAGTTTTTCTTTCATAACTTTTTTCAAAGCATTACCAAAGCTAGAATAGTGGGCTACAGGTTTTTCATAATCTTTACCTTCACTACCTTTTTCTAAATATTTTTCTTGTGGAGTTACTACTTCATATACTGTGTAACAGTGTGAATCTTTGCCTATGTAATAGGGCTTCATCCTTGGATCTGTAATTTTTGACATATAACTATTTTTTATTTATAACGTGAATATACGAAGAGAATCAATATAAACCAACCTAAAGGCGCATTTAGGTTACTTGATTTTAATTGCTTTTGGTTTTGCTTCTTTTGAAAGTGGGATATCAATTTTTAATAATCCATCTTCCATTTCAGCATTTATTTTTGTTAAGTCAAATTTAGGAGCAATTTTATATCCTAAACTAAATGACTTTCTAGATAAACCATGGTAAATATACCCTGATAGATCTTTTGGTTCCTCATCTTTTGGTTTATCATAAGAAATACGTAAAACATCAGATTCAATCTCAATGTTAATATCTTCTTTAGTAAGACCAGTACACGCAATCTCGAAGTAAATGCCTTCTTGATCGTAGTAGATGTCTAGAGGATGTGGTTGTTTGGAATTTAATGCAGGGGCATATTGCTCATCTGCTTTGAAAAAATTTCGATATAAAATATCGAATGGGGTGTGTTCATAAAATAATGTACTCATATCATTTGGTTTTGTGGTGTCTTTCGATCACCGATTAATAAAATAAAACGTGCGCCCTTAGGTCAATTTATTATACATATGTTAAAATTCAGTTTCTGCTTTCCTTACCATAAAGTAATTTGAAGAAATATTATCTAAATCAAAATTTAATCTCATTAATCCCATACTGCTTAATAGTAATTGTCCACCATCCATATCTTTGTTAGCTTGTAGGATTGTTTTAAATGTGTCTGAATTAAATGGTAGTTTTAAATCTGTTTCTTTTACATCCCCTAATACTTGATATGTGATTTTATTATTATGTCCTGATTCATCCCCAAATACAAATTCAACAACATTTTCACCATCTAAATTAGTTGTGGTTGTTACTAACATATTATCAATTTGTGCTAATGCACTTTTTGCTTTAATAATATTAACTACGTCTTCTTGAGTTAAATCTAGTTTAACAACCCACTCAGCTTCATTTACTTCACCAACTTTACCAATTAGTAAAGGGTCGGATAATGCATAATTGAGATTAAAATTAAGATCTGATATTTTTAGCTTAGTATAAATTGCATTTCTTTTTTCTAGTTCTAAAAGTAAATCTCCATTACAAATACTAATTAAACTGTTTAGTTTTTTAGTATCGTAAATTGCTAAGTTACTATCTTCTAATTCAAAATCTTTACAAGTTACTTTACCAATAACATCTTTAGTAGGTGTCATAAAATCAATACTAAGTGAGTTATTTTCAATAACCCATTTTACGGATTCATTTGTTCCTAGATAATATTTATCTATTATACTTTGTACAGTTAATTTATTTATCATATTTAAAATTTAAAAAACATTTCTTTATAAGGGTTTAAATTTAAAGTCCACCCTAAATCATTATAAAATCCTTCTAGTTTATTAAGCAGTATTGATTCGAAAATCTTTTTCCTATCTGCATTTTGCTCAATAAACATACGAATTTTTTCTGGCAAATCCCACTCTAAAAAGGCAATTGCGTCAATTTGGTATGGGTTTGGTTTTAAGTAAATCCATTTAATTTTATCACCTTGAGCAATTTGACGGTGGGTTTTGTTTAACCCCCAAAAATTAAGTAAATCATTATATCTTATAACTGCCCTTACAGCTGCTGGAGCTCCTTTAGCTACTACTGTAAACATTTCTCCTGCCCTTGCTTTTCGTTCAGTATATTTATTTAATGTTTTTACGGATGTTGGGTTACCTAATTCGGTAAGAGGAATTGTACCATCTAATATTTGGGTTTTGAATTTTTTTAACCTTTTATCTATCTCTTCTTGTTGTTCTCCTTTCAAAACATCAACTAAGGTCTTGTGAAAAAATTTACCCAACACTGGAGGGAAATTTGCTTTTTTAAATTCAAGACCTTTTACATCAAGTGATTCTTTTACAATTCCTTCTTGTTTAGTAATCCACTGAGCATATCTTCTTGTAGCTCTAAAATAAGCTGATCTGATCACACATTCAGTTTTCATTTCAAGTCTATGTTTACCTCTAGCATTAAAACAATCTGATGCTAGATCACTATAGGAGTCAGTAATAATATCTTGGTATTTTAAAGCTGCTTCTTCTAAAACATCATCTTTTTCTTCACTTGACATTTCTTCAAAGTTAGGGTATAAATGTCTAAGTAATGGTTCTGCATGTATATAGATTGAATCGGTATCAGAGTATGCAACATAATTTGTATCTTCAGGATCACAAATCCACCAAGGAGTATCTTCTAAATGCTTCATAATTTTATTTCATTTTTCATTACTTTATTCATATGTCTATTAGCTGCTAGTGCAGATTCCTGTATAATTCGCTGTCCACTAAGCGTTATAGCTTCAGATAATATAACATTCCCATAACGGAATGACCCTAAAGCCGTAGCGCCATATAATGAATTAAGTAAAATCTTCATAGTATATTGTTTCATATGAAAACCAGCACCTGCCTCTTTATCCCCGGCTTTATATGCTTTTTTCATTTTGTTTTTATATAAAACCCTTTCATCAAACCATTTCTTTAATATGGTTGATAGTACTGATTCACGATTTGTGTTAAATAATACCCCATTAGCTGATACTGATAGTTCATTTTGTTCTATCATAGAAATTAATCGACCAACATTAACTTTTGTTCTACTTCTTTTAATATTCTCTACTATAAATTCTTCTTCAGGATCCCTACGTTTTAAATCATTTAACCCTAAACGATTATTTCTGTCGTCAGCATCTATAATCCTACCAACCATAGTTTCTTTACCAATATTAATAGTCATTATAATTGAAGGGTATAGTGAAGTTAAATCCTCATCAAATACATAATTGTAAATACCAGCCTTAGGACAGAATAAATAACCACCAGCATAATTCTTTTTAGATAGGGGATTACGATCTTTAGCAGGTGGAACTATTTTTTTACTTAGTAAGTAAGCTGAAATTGCTCCATCTTGAGTTTTTGTATTAGCATAAACTTCACTATAATTATGTTTACCTTTATGAGCTAAGTTTTTTACTAATGATAAATATTCTAATTTTTCATCTAATACTTTTAATATTTCAACATCTCGAAAGTTATATTGAATAAATTTAAGTGGATCATCTTCAAATAATTTATCTAAATTCCCATCATATTCAATTTTATTTAAACCTGCATATTTTTCACCAATAACATCTAATTTAAAAGATGGCTCATCTTTCCAACTAAACTTTTTATGTAGTCTCATATAATCTAAAGATTCAACTCCTGCAATTTGGATATATTGATCCTTAAACCAAGGGGTTTCTCGAACATAGCCTATTGGGGATAAATAACGTGCTACATCTTGCCCTAATACATTACACATTCTATAATACAAATATGGAATATCAAAATAATCACTATTCCATCCTACCACAATATCAGGATCAATTTCTCTAAATCGTTCTAGAAATTTAAGTAATAACTCTTCTTCAGTAGCACAAGGTATAATTTCCTTTGTTTTAGCCTTTGTTCGTTTTAATTTAGATTTTGGGTCTAAAATTAAAATAACCCATTCATCTACTTGTTTATCGTACCAAGCAATTGATGTTACTTTTTTAGGAGCTGATTTGATATAATCTTCAGTAAGAGCATCACCCATTTCTGTTTCAATATCAAAGAAAAATTCTTTTTGGGTAGTAGAAGGTTCATCATTAACCCCATATTTTTCTACTAAAAATTTCTGGTATGGGGTCATATCATGGAAGTGAAGTTTAGAATTATCTGACTTCCAATTTGCTATTTTCTTTAAAGATTCTCCATTTAGACCTGTGTGAGTAGATTGATTATCATCACACTCGACATAAGCTTGATTAGTCCATTCAACTTTACTATAACCTGTATCTTCCCAAAGGTGAATCAAAAATTGATTTCCTTTTTTTCGTTGTGCAAAACATTTTTTATACATCTATAACCTATTTAGACGTAAATATAATGAGGGCTTAACCCGTCTCCAAGTTAAGCCCTAATTATTTTAAAGAAATGTTATATTATACGTTTGAAACTGCTAAATATTCCATTACTATTTTAACATCAACTGGTGTATCTAATGCACCTGTAGCTACTATTGATTGGAACCATAATGATGATGCATTACCAAACCATAATTCTGACCCAGCAGCAAATTCAATTGCATTACCTGAAGGTTCTACTTTATGTTTACTTGAAGTAGATGTAAATGAGTTAATATTAAAATTGTCACCTGGACCATTTAATACTGTTGATGCTACAATTGATACATCTCCTGAGACGTTACCAAATCCTACTGCTAATGTACCTGCAGCCGTAGCAACATTTTCAGTAAAGAAAATACCTAAAGATGATACTAAAGATCCTGCTGGTATGAAACTAGCTAATTCAAAATTAGTTGTTGCAATACCGGATGGGATGGTAATTGTAGCTGATGATTTTGCTCTTTGTACTTCGCCTAAGTAAGCAGCGATGTCGTTAAGTCTTCCTCCTACTACATCAGAGGGGTTTATTCCTGCGGTGTAATTGAAGTTTTGTGTAGCTCTTGCGCTAGACGTTGGTTGATTAAATGCCATAATTTTTTTGTTTTTTATTAATTAATAATTGAAAATTTGTATACGATTATACATATCCACAATTTAATAAAAATTATGAATTTTTAATTTCTTCCTTAGTAAAGAATTGTTTAAGGTCCGGGCGGTAGTAATTAATATTTTTCATCACTTTTCTATCACGTGTTCTATAGACAATATAATATTTTCCAACCTTCTCATAGTGACATGGTTCCTCTTGCTCTTTTGATCTAAGCTCCACGGTCGCTTGTGCATCCTCTTCGCTTGAGCAAGCCTTTGACATATTCGACCCTTGTACTTCTTGATATGCTGGCCATATCTTATCCTTAAGACCATGTAGCATAGTTCCATTACCCAACGAAACGTAGGCAATATCACATAAAGCATCAAGAATCTCAACAATATCTCCTGTTTCACAAGCATGTTTATATTCCTCGAGTTCTTCGAGGATGAAATCATAAACAAATTGCCACTCCTTTTTTTCAGGGATTGTAGGTTCATAATTGTTTGGTTTACCCATAGTGGAATTAAATTCCTCTACTTCATTTACAAATGGTACATTACTTTTACTCATAACTATTATTATTTTAAATATTATGTCCTCCGTTGTTAATCTTCAGACTGTCAAAAAATTCTTTCCTTGCTAAATTATCATTATCTCTAAATACTCCTGATGCTTTGGTTGTAACCATAGCTGCTCCTTGGTGTTTTACACCTCTACAACTCACACAATTATGAGTACCAACAATAGTAACAATAACACCTTTATTACCTTCAGTAATTTTACATACTGCATTATGAATAGCTGATGTTAATTGTTCTTGGATAGCTCCTCTACGACCAAATAACTCAACGATTCTATTTAGTTTACTTAAACCAATTACTTGACCACCTTCTCCTGCTATGTAACCAATATGAACTACCCCCCCAATTGTTTGGTGGTGGTGTGAACACATTGATGTTAAAGGAATATTTCTTTCAATAATAATTCCATCATAACCATCAGAAGGAAATGATGTAATAGGAGACATTGCAGTATATCTACCTGCCCATAAATCATTTACATATGCTTTAGCTACACGTCTTGGGGTTTCCATTGAGTTTGGATCATTTCTCCAATCACATTTTAAAGCATCTAAAAATTGACCATAAGCTACTTCTGCTTCATCAATCATTTTATCTTTTTCAGATTGTTCTAGAGGGAATCCGGGTGCAACACCATTAGCAAAACCTTCTTTTACAACTTCTAATTCTTCGTGAATTTTTCTTCGTTTGTTTTCCATTAATATAACTTTTTATTTGATTTAATATACGAATATGTTTGGTTAACTCCAAATTAAATTAAGATAAAATTTATCCTTGTTGTGCAATCCAAGCTTCACATTCTGTTCTAGTAGCAGCATAAAAAACAACTGCCCCATTTTTATATACCTGAAATGTTGGTATAAGTTCTTCCATAAGGTGAGGGTTACCTCCTGTTGGGGTGGGTTCATTTTCTATTATACTATACATTGTATTTCATTTTTGTTGCATTATATAAATTTTCTATTTCCCTATCAGTAAGTGTTTTTGTATAAACATAAGATTCTTTAACTTTAACATACTGTTCACCCCCATATTCAGGAGTAATTATATTTAAATTACTAGTATTAGAAGCTATTTCACCTGATGCTGTTCCAGTACTAATTTTTCTTCCGTTTTTCCAAAGATTACCTCCGTTTGTACTATCATATTGTAAACAAATACAAGCAGTTTCTCCTACATCCATAGTAAAGTTTCCAGATACTGATCCCCAACTACCACCTCTATTAGCATAAAATCTATTATTTCTTTGGGCACCATTTCCATTATAATTTCCAAAATCATATAATCTAATTACTGCAGTTGAAGTACCAGCGTATTTGTAAAAAGATGTTTGTGAATAACCAGTATGGTGTGAATAGCAATGTAACCATAAGAAATAAGTAAAATTTTCTAAATTATCAAAATCACCATTTAAATCATCATGATAATAACCCCAAGTTTGAGTATTATCATACACCTTAGCTAAGTCTACACCTATTCCACTATCTGTTATAGTAACACCATTTTGTGCCTTATTTACTATTATTTTAGAATCATTAGGAACATCAGGGGCACCATAATAGTTTTGGAGGACTTCACTATCTGATAATTCTTTAGCATAAATGCTAGTTAATGCAATTCTCCCATCCCAATTATAGTTATCTCCTCCGCTTGTATACCCACCACCAACACCTACTGTTTGAGATGTTGATAAAGATCTATTAGCTAAACTTCCGTTACGAATTGCCATTGTTTGAGAAACACCATTTACCCACATTTTAGCATCTTGGTATCTTGTAGACCAATTATTTGGGAAAAAAGTTACTACATGGTTCCATTTTTCTCTTAAAACATTATTAGCATCTGTTATACCATATACAAGTGAAGCACCATTATTTATACCAAAATAATCACCAGTATGCCATAAATCCCATGATTGGTTCCACCATGTAAAAGGCATACCACTATAAGATACATTATCTCTCCATATCCACTGTTCAATTGTATTTCCTTCAGTAGAAGTAGTATTAACTTCTACAGTTGCTACTGATGCTTCATCATCTTGACCCTGGCCCCCATATTCAAAATACCCTGCTGTATTAAATTGATTTTCTCTTTTTATAATCCCATCATTTGAAAGTCCACTTAGATCAAACCACACAGTACCATCTTGGGGGTATGAAGATAAACTTGCAGCATCAAGTCTTAAAACTAACCCGTCTGTTACCATATTATTAGGCATGTTGTGTAATATCCAAGTACTAGAACGACTTCCTAAATAGCTTATGGCATCACTTTTAGTTGAAACACTCCCTCCTAAAGTATTGGCTGCCCTAATCAATTCATCATCAGTAGTAACAATCATAACAATTGGATTATTATTTAATCCTAAAGAATAAATAGCATATCCATCTACTGGGGGTTGCGGAGTATTATAATACCCAGTTACCGAAGTAGGTCCTAAATTTTGTAACCCATTTACAGCAAATGCTAAATCACCTCTTCTTAAAGCGTTTTTGGTAGGTTGAGAAGTTTTATGAGCGTACGGCATTTTTAATTATAAATATTACAAAGAATAAATAGCCGGTAAATTTCTTAAATATCCTTTTTCATTATCCATTCCAAATCCAACTAACCATTCATTATCAATTTTAAACGCATTAAACATTTTAACTGGAGGAGTAGGAGATGTTTTTCTAGTAACTAAACTTACAATTGAGATAG